GCATTCATGTTCTTGTTCTTGGATCCACCAGTCATATAGGTGACATTCCAAACATGAGGAACCTTGAACATACCATTACCAGTATCCTCAGGTGCACTCCACTTCTTGAATTCCATAATAATGCGGTTTACATTCTGTGCTTCCTGTTCACTCTTAGGAACGAAAGTATAGTTGAACGAGAATGTACGGAGACCTGTACCACGATAGAGAAGTTCAACATTAGGGTTGTAGATCTTACCACGAGACATTGCCATCAGCTGACTAGCGTTCTCATAACCACCCAGTTTAGCAATACCCTCAGTGATTGCCTGCTTTACCATCGGTCCAGCATTCTGCATACCGTTGTTAAACGCAGTGCCCATTTCTTGACCCACGCGCTCACCCAATTTACGAAGATTATCCGTGCTGGCAAAATCAGATCCTTCAAGGTCCTGAACAATTTTGGCACCTTGCATTGCAAGGTCCGACCTAAACTTATTCAGAGGACCCTCGAATGACTTAGCGCCCCAGTTTTGCCCCGTCATCAGGGATGGTGTGGAGTTAGGCATATAGAGCGTAATAGCACCACCACCCGCTGGGGGACCAGCAGCACCCCCTCCTCCACCTTTTCGGTTATTGCGGTACAATTCATGCGTGAAGACAATAGTGTCTGCACCATTTGCACCTGCTTCTTGTGGGTAACGCATTAGGATCTCCTGATCTTGGCGATGGGTAATCGTTGAACACTATTGAGTTCTTCGTCTGATACCTCATAGAGGTTGGTAAGAACTTCCGCCCAGGAATATTGACGAACACCTTCCCAATGGAAGTTGTATCCAGTGAATCCCCATTTGTATATGTTGGTACACACAATGAAGGGATGTTGGTCGTAAGTTGTACCTGGCGTCTTGGCTTTATAGACAAACACATAGTATTTATCTGGTTCAGGAACAATCACAGATGGACTGAGAACTGACATCAACCGTTTCATGTTCATCTCCGGTGAACGGTTATCAGAACCAGGAAGTAAAGCAGCAACTCTATCCATTAGAAGAGTTGTCCACCGACACCAGTAGTATCACCGATACTATAACTTTCATAAGTGAAGTCAACAGAGTAGGTAGTAACGGTGTTGCGACTCTCAGTATTCAATGAGATTGCGCCAATGTTAATTGGATATGCATTAACAAAGTTTATAGTCATCACTCGCTTATAGTTTGCAGTCAACTCAGCAGAACCAAGAGCACCCAGAAGGTTGTCAGGCAGTTCCAACTTATGGAGTTGCATATCCTGAACATAACTCTCGTAGTAATTCATCCTCTGAGATGCTCTGGGATCATTAATATCGACACAAGTCATATCAAACCACTGGCGGAGATCTTGGTACACAGAGAACTCGCTATTCTCGATAACCTCAATTCTAAATGGTTTACCAAAGCGAATGGCAGTGGGTTGCTCACGACTGATACCCATGCGCTCATGCCCATTCACGAAAGCAGTTGCAGTGCGGATCTCTGGAATCGCAGTCGCTCTACAGAAGAGGTTCAGGTAATCATTCGTGCGGCGATTGACCAGATTTGGTAATGTAAGTGCGAACAAAGTAGGACGGGACACCCCCCTATCCATAAGCGCTCTTGCCTGTTCGTAAGACATGTGCCAATATCGTTGTTTAGGTATTTAGGCACTAAAAAGGGGGTCGTTTGACCCCCTCTTATGATCAGGACTCCTCAGCGAGGCGCTTGAAATAATCCATGACATCATCATCTTCTGGTTCAGATGCCTTGGGTGCTTCCACGGGTTCCTCAACTGCTGCTGCCTCCTTGACGGTCTCGGTGGCGGGCGAAGAGTAGGAAAGTGAAGCGGTGATATCCTTCTTAGGTGCAGCAGGTTCCTCGGAAGGTGCATCGTTGCGGGCAGCAACACCACCCAACTTGAGAACCTTGTTCAGGCGATCCTGGAGTTGCTCATAGGACTTGAACTTGTCTGCAGAGACCAGGTCAGTCAGGGAGTGCTGGCGCTTCCAGATGCTCTCCAGTTGAGCGTCATCCAGATCTTCCAGAGTGCCGCCAGGAGCGAAGTCAGAGGAGTCGTAGTTAGGATAACCAGCGACCTTCTTGACGCGCAGTTTGAAGTCAGCACCTTCCCAGAAGTCGAAGGGGTTGATACCTTCGCGACCTTCCATCTCGTCGCCATTCACTGCTTCCATGATCTTATCATGGATCTTCTTGCCGTAACGGAACAGACGGACGGTACCCTCGTTCTCAGGGTTTGCAGGATCCTTCACAATGTAAACATTGCTGTAGTAGGACAACTTACGCTTCTGCTTACGAACCTGTTCCTTCAGAGACTCATCACCAGAGTTCCAGAGTTCACGGTTGTACTCACCGAGGGGATCATCCTTACCAAGGGTGGTCAGGGAGTTCTCAATGTACCAACCACCAGGGCCCTGGAAGGCGTGGGAGTACATCTTGGCGAAAGGCATATCCTCACCATCAGGGGCGGGGAGGAAGCGGATGACAGCGAAACCATTACCTGCCTTGTCGGAGGTCAACTTCCAGAAACGCTCATCGACGTTACCAGGTTTGTTGGTGCTTTCGAGTTGCTTCTGCAACTTAGCGAAAGAGTTCTTCTTGTTATTGCGGAGATCAGAGAATCCCATAGGTAGTCTTGGATTAGATGGATTGGACAGTTTGCGAGAGTTTATCGACTTCGGCGATGGTCGGTCAGTGACTCACTTATTATGTCACTCTTCCCAGTGGATGTCAAGTTCGATCTTGGTTGGATCGATCAGTTCTCCAGTCAGGTCTTCGAGTGCAGAGATGGTGTCGTTCTTCATCATAGTGTGCCATGATTGGAGACTCTGGGCTGGGTCGCGGCCGAAGGCGTCTGCCACCATCTCAATCCCTTGGATGATCCCAGCAACATTTGGATCATTCATCAGTTTCAAACGAGTGAGGAGAATCTGCTGCTTCTCCAGCATAGCATAAAAATAATGATAGTACTCAATAAGATCATCGATACTTACGGAGAGTGCATTGACGGTGCTAACTCGATGATAGACTTCTTCCTGAAGACTAGCAACCAGTTCCAATGATTCTTCTAGGAATGTCATACGAACTTCTCCTTAAGTGCAGTGCGGTACTTAGACACAGGGATGGATACGAAGGGTTTGTACTTCTTGATCTTAAGACTAACAGAAGTCCAAAGTGGGTCTGTTAGTTTACCATCCCATCTTAACATGAATCCGAGAATCATGTCAAGGATCATAAGAGTCTCCAGGGAGACCTCACCACGGATATAGAGGCGCAGGAGAAGGGGATGACCACCATCACAGGTAAAGAGGTCGTTGAAGGCGCTCTCAGAGCGCTCCAGGGCGTTTCTGATGTTAGAGGTCTCCTTCTCGAAGTTGTAGGAGAGGGCAGACATCTGCTTCTGCCAGTGTAACCAGTTGTCCTTACCATTGCGCTTGATGTCCCCGATCCAAACCTTGCCGGGGTTCTCAGCACAAATAAAAGACGCCAGTAGATACTCTTGGATATCTACAGCGTCATATTTACGAGCAAGGGTCTCGAAGAAATAATAATCGTTCCTCTTCTCATAGGTTGCCGCCTTCACATTCACTCGACCTTCATACTTGAAGAAGTCAAACTCAGGACGAGTGAAGTGTTGTTTCAGTGCCAGGTACATCCTGTACACATCAAAACCAGAGCGGTGGGTCATAGTCAGATGGGGAGTTTGCCCCTGGAGGTTCTCTTGAGGTAGTTCAATTCGGTAGCGTCGTAACGCAACTTCTCTTTAAGTGGTTTCGAGATTAGTTTAACAGCAACTTCGATCTCAACACCTCTTCGTTCACAATACTCAACAATAGCGTCGATGTAGTTGAGGTCAGAGGAATTGACAATCTCTTCGATGTCAACTGCGAACTTCTCTTTACTTAAGAAGTTCAGTTCTAGTGTTTCGTTCAGTGTGTCAAAATTAGGCATTGTGGTGCTCAACAAATCTACTAGCATAGTCACGAAGAATGGTTAAGTAATCAATGATGTTCCGGCGCTCCACGACCTGTATGTCGCCATTCTCGGCAACAAGGAGCACGACCAATTTCTTGGGAATAACACCAGTAGCTTCCGAGAACATTGCCCAATAGGCAGACAACTGAACGAAGTAACTTTCCAGCCACTCCTCAGGTTTAGTCTTCTTGGAAGTTTTGAAGTCAACAACAGCAAGTTCACCATCGAACTCACAGATCAAGTCAACAGTTCCCGCCATACATAGGCGGTCGGATGACATTTGGGTCTCTTGCTGGTATATGTTATTTATGCGACTTTCCAGAACTGGTTTCGCCGCTTTGAACATAAGGCTAGTAAGAGGAATCTTATACTCATCGATGGACTGATAGTCCTCGTTCATGAGGAAATGTTCAAAGAGAGTATGAAGATTCGTACCTCTGGTTGTCGCTTGTTTGGTAACTCGGTTCGCTTCTTCTTCACCAACGCGAGATCGCCACTTAGCAAACTTAGGTCCGTTAATAAACGAAAGAATGGAAGTAACAGAGGGGTAAGCAATGTCGCTCCCCTCTTTCACATAGTGACGAACCTCGTTGATATTGAATCGCTTCAAGTCATTCTTGAAGCAGTGGTGGTAATCGTCGCGTTGGATGAACATCAGAATCCTGCCTCGTTCTTGGCAATGAGGTAGTTACGAACCAGACCAGAACGACAGATGTCGTCAACACCCATCTCGATCAGATCAAAGTCCTCAGACATATTACCAAGGATCTTCATGAAGTCATGAATGCCATTACGCTCACGATCCTTGATCAGGTCAGACTGCATGGCATCACCAGCAAAGACGATGCGGGAGTTCTCACCAACACGAGTGATAATGGAGTCCAGTTCATGGAAGTTCAGATTCTGCATCTCATCAATGATGATGACAGCATTATCGAGAGTAACACCACGGAGGAATGAAGTAGACCAGAACTTAATGGATTCCTGCTTCTTCAGACCAGAATAGAGGTTCTCAAACTCTCCATCATTTCCAAGTTCAAACATGTACTTAACCATGTTCTTGTATGGAATCTGATAGATGTCTGCCTTATCCTCATGGGTTCCAGGGAGGAAACCAATCTCACGGGTTGCTACCAGTGACCTAACAACATAGACGGATTCATACTTAGGGTTATCACCAATGGTGTCCTTCAATGCGTTGTAAAGTGCACAGAAGGTCTTACCAGTTCCAGCGCAACCATAGATGAAAAGGTTCTTACCCTCTTCCCAAGACTTGAAGATCCTTGCCTGGTTGGCACTCAGTGGTTCCACCTCGGTCATCAATCCGGCGTGGATTGGATTACGACGTGACTGACGAATGCTGCCAA